GCTATGACTGCGGTTGCAGCGTTCACCATGGTTATCCCGGTTCCGTCTAACGCGACCCCGTAACCATGCAAAAACTGGAACTCACGGTGCAGGCGGCTGGCAAACCGGAGGAACTTTGTTCCAACATCCGCTCGTCGCTTGCCCGTGGGTTGCCAGAGTTGGCCCCCGCTCTCTGCACCCACGATGGAACATTCGTGTGTGTAGCGAGTGGGTGGTCAATGCCTAGTTTTGTTGAGGAAATTCGGGCGCATCAGAAGGCTGGTCGTCCCATCGTCGCTGTAAAGGCCGCACACGATTTCTTGTGCGAGAACGGCATAGAGCCTGACCTGTGGCTCAACCTCGACCCCCGTGACCGCACAAGCGGTATACAGCGCCATAACGCGCACACCACCTACCTCGTTGCCTCCCGCTGCCCCCCAATCACCTTCGACACGCTGAAAGAGCGCAAGGTCGTTCTGTGGCACTCATGGGCTGAAGGGCCGGAGATGAAGGCGCTGGGCGCTGGCAAGTTAGCGGTTGGCGGCGGCACCACCTCGGGGATGCGTGCCATCAACATCGGGTACCTGCTGGGCTTTCGCAACTTTGTGTTGTACGGGTACGACAGTTGCAATCGGGCTGACGGCATGAAGCGGTTTACGGGCGAGATGACCGGCCCGACGATGGATGTGTATGTAGGCGCAGAGAAGCGCAAGTTCACCTGCAATGCTGCGATGGCGCAGCAGGCAAACGAATTTCAGATGATTTACTCCGTGATGCCAGAAATCACGGTTGAGGCCAAGGGGCCGGGGTTGATTGCCGCCATCATCGAGGAGCGCCGCAAGATGGCGCTGGCTGCTTGAGATGGCAATACCCTCACGGGTGCTGGGCGCAGGCGTAGACAGTCTCAAGACCGTCTCCATCTGCGGCGACGGCATTAGCACAGCGACCGCTGCCGGAACCTCGGCAGGTAATGCGCTGCAATTGACCTATGTTTACACCAATGTAGACAGCGCGGCGGTTGGCACGGGCGTAAAACTGCCGCAGACGGAGGCGGGTGCAACCGTCATCGTCAAGAACAGCACCGCTAACCCCATCACGGTCTACCCGTATGACACAGGTAGCAGCATTGATAACGCAGGCTCTGGCACGATTAACGCTGACTGCTCGGCTATGTTCTTTGCCGTCAGCAACACGCTCTGGGAAGAGTTGCAGGGCTTCGGGCGGTCAGTTCCTATCCTGCATTACGGGGCGTTTTCCGACACCACCACGCAGGTTGCTGCGTCGATTAATGTTGCCTACGGCATGGTGTTTAACACCACCGACAGCAGCAACGGGGTGTCTATCGGGTCGCCTACCTCGCGGCTCGTTGCAGACTTCCAAGGTGTCTACAATGTGCAATTCTCGGCGCAACTAGACAAATCTTCTGGCAGCGCGGCAAAAATCTACATTTGGCTTCGTAAGAACGGAACCAATGTGCCAAACACGACTACGGTTGTAACCTTGCAAGGCAGTTCTGCCAAAGCGGTTGCAGCGTGGAACTACATCGTTCAACTTGACCCTGCCCAGTATGTAGAATTGATGTGGGCAACAGACGATACGGATGTTAAAATTCTTGCGGTTACCGCCACAAGCGTTTGGCCTGCGATTCCTTCGGTCATTGCAACTGTCACACAGGTCAACAACCTGTGATTTCTTCCCTCACCTCCCCACAGGAGTAAACGACGATGCCTCTAGATAGCGACATTTTTAACGCGGACGAGCAACTCCAAGTCGAGTTCTACATCGCAAAGGATGTAGACCCGAAGTGGGACGGCAAGCCGTTTGTGCGTATTAACATTCCCGGCGACAAGACAACCATCATTGAACAGCCGATGAATGAAGACCACAAGAAGCGGTTCCCGCGTCAGTATCTCTATTTCCAGATGAAGCAAAACGAGCAGGATACCCCCGCAATTGGCACCTCGTTTGATGTCTGGTTTACCGATGGCAACGGCGACATTACCCGTGGACACATTGAGGAACTTCGCATCCTGAAGTTCCAGACCGTAGAGCAGATTGCCAACGCATCCGATTCGCAATTGCAGCGCATCGGCATGGGTGGCCCCGGCTTGCGTGAGAAGGCAAAGGCGTTTCTTGCAAAGCGGAATCGCTCGGAAACCGAAAACCAATTGGACGACACCAAAAAACAACTGGCAGAACTTCAGGCGCAGATGGCAGCGTTGATGACGCGCAAGGCTGGTCGCCCGAAGAAGGAAGCCGTTGCGGAGAGTTAACGAATGAGTACCACAACCATGTTGGCGTTGGTTCAGCAGGTTACCGCTGAACTGGGTTTACCGATACCGGCTACGGTGGCGGGTAACCCCAATCAGGATGTGGTGCAGATTCTTGCCCTGATGAACGCCTCGGGGTACGAGTTGATGCGGCGTGCTGATTGGCGCGAACTGACCAAGCAGTACACCTTCTACACCGAGGCCATTAGCACTACGGGTACATGGACGACCTCGGCATATACCATTACCGGCATCCCCGATACCTCGCTCATCGACTCGACCTATCAGGTGCAGGGCGTTGGCATCCCCAATGCCACCTATGTGACGGGCGTGCTGTCTCCCTCGGCTGTCTCCATCAACTACGAGCCGACAGAGGCGCAAACTAACGGCGATTTGGTATTTCAGAAGGTCAAATACGACCTTCCTGCGGACTACTACAGCAGCGTCAATCGCACGCATTGGGACAAGAGCAAGCGTTGGGAGATGCTCGGCCCCGAGTCTGCCCAGCAATGGGAATGGCTGCTTTCGGGCTACATCTCGACCGGCCCCCGTATCCGTTACCGTCTGCTTGGCAAATACTTTCAGATTTGGCCGGGAATGAACGCTGGCGAGTTGCTCGGTTTTGAGTACCGCAGCAACGCATGGGCAGAAAGCACGGCGGGTGCTGCCAAAACTTCGATGACGGCAGACACCGACACCTGCATCTATCCCGACCGCGTGATGGTGCTGTCTACCAAACTCAAGTATTTCGAGGCAAAGGGCTTCGATACGACCGCCATCTTCCGCGACTACCTTGCTGAACTTGAGACGGCTATTGCACAAGATACGGGCGCTGCCAACCTCTCGTTTGCCCCGCGTCCCGGCACGGTGCTTATCGGCTACGACAACATCCCTGACAGCGGCTACGGGTACGAGAACTGATGGCTGTTTCTCGTCGCCTCGTCCAACGCTCTGCGGCAAATGTCGCAAGCCTGCCGTCGCCCGTGGGCGGTTGGAACGCTCGGGATTCTCTCGCCAACATGGCACCCACGGATGCCGTGCAGTTGGACAACTACTTCCCCGGCGTATCCAATGTTGTCTTGCGCGGCGGCTATGTGAAGCACGCCACGGGGTTTCCCGACGATGTAGAAACCCTGATGACCTACAGCGGCGGCACAGCCGATGAGTTGTGGGCTATCTCTGACGGCAAAATCTACAACGCAACATCTGCGGGTGCTATTGGCGCACCAGCGGTCAGCGGCCTGTCAAATTCTAAGTGGGAATACACCAATGTCACGACCGCAGGCGGCAACTATCTGTATGCCGCTAACGGTGTCAACACGCCGTATCTTTACAACGGCACCACATGGACAAGCATCACGGGTTTATCTACGCCTGCCATTACGGGCGTTACAACCACTACGCTCAACTCTCCGACGCTTTTCAAGAACCGTGTGTGGTTCATCCAGAAAAACACGCTAAAGGCGTGGTACCTGCCGACCTCTAGCGTTGGCGGCGCGGCACAGGTTCTCGACCTGTCATCCATTGCGCGTCTGGGCGGCGTGTTGGTGTCGATGGCATCGTGGACAATTGACGCTGGTTACGGCGTGGATGACAACCTTGTATTTGTCACCGACAAGGGCGAGGTCATTGTTTACCGTGGCACCGACCCCTCATCTGCGTCTACATGGGCGCTGATTGGCGTGTGGATTGTGGGTGCGCCTATCGGCACCCGCTCCCTGATGAAGTACGGCGGCGACCTGTTGATTTTGACTTTAGACGGTTTGATACCGTTTGCCTCGGCGCTTCAGTCCTCGCGGCTCGACCCCAACATCGCGCTATCGGACAAGATACAGGGTGCGTTTGCGGCGGCTGCTGCGGCGTATAGGGACAATTTCGGGTGGTGTATGTTGTACAACCCGAAGAACAACGCCCTAATTGTCAATGTACCTGTGCGTGAAGGCGCACAAGAGCAGTTTGTGATGAACAACATCACGAAGGCGTGGTGCAGGTTTACAAATTGGAACGCTTTTCACTTTGGGCTTCTTGACGACACTCCGTACTTTGGCGCTGCAACCTTCGTGGCAAAGGCTTGGACAGCGGGTAGCACCGGCTACATTGATGACACAAGCAACATCAACGGCAAGATTCTTCAAGCCTTTAACTACTTTGAGACTCGTGGCGTACAGAAGATTTTCACACGCGCACGGCCTAGCATTTTCAGCAACGGCACCCCGTCTGTGCGGGTCGGCATCAATGTTGATTTCAACATTTCAGACAATGTTGCCCCGATATCGTTTTCTACTCCGCTGACTGCCCTGTGGGACAGCGCGTTGTGGGATACGGCTGTGTGGGGTTCTGACCTTGAGATTCAGAATAATTGGCAGGGCGTTACCGGCGTTGGCTACTGCGGGTCAGTACAGTTTCAGAGCAGCAGCAACAAGTTAGCGATTCAATGGGCCTCAACTGATGTGGTGTATCAACTCGGATGGGCTGGCATATAACAAGCGGCCCCGAGGTGGGCGAATGGGTCTGTGGGCATACGGGCGGCGGGTATCACGCTGAACGCTCTAATGCCATCGGATTGCGTAAGGGAGAGAACATTGTCGGCGGCGTGGTTTACGAGAACTGGAACGGGCGTAGTGTGGTTTGCCACATAGCGTTAGAACACTTAACCCCGGCTTACCTTGCTGCCATGTTTGACTATCCTTTCAATGTTTGCGGGGTTGACAAAATCATCGCCCCCGTGGGCAGTAAAAACGCGAAAGCCATCAGGCTTGTGCGTAAAATGGGGTTCACCGAGGAAGCGCGAATAAAGAACGCCGACACCGACGGTGATATTGTTTTCCTGACCATGACACGCGAGGCGTGTCGTTATTTAGGACACCGTTATGGGCAAAAAATCACCGAAGCCGCCTCCGGCACCTGACTACGCAGGCGCAGCGCAACAGCAAGGGCAAGCCAACCTAGATGCGGCACGCCTTACTGCGCGAATCTCTAACCCCAACATCCAGACCCCGCTTGGCGGTCAGCGTGTGACCTTCGGGCGCAAGCAGTTTGACAAGGCTGGATACGATGCCGCAATGGCGCAATATCGTGCGCGTCAGGCGCAGACTACCGGCGCACCGCAGGGCGCACCCTCAACCGTTGGCGTTGGCGGCGGCGCTGCAATGCCCACTACGGGCGGCGGTGGCGTGCAGATGGGCGGTGGCGGTCTGTATGGCGGCGGCGTTGACCTTGGCGTTACGCAAGAGCCTACGGCACAGAAGGGTATGGCTGCTGCAACCAGAGCGCAGCAGCAGGGCATGGACTACACGCAAAGTTACGGCGGCGATATGCCGTTAGGCGGTGGTCGTTTCGATGCTTCTGGCATGGGGCCGGGGGCGGCTACGAGGGCAGGCCAAGGCTATCGCAGCAATCAGTACATGGGCGATGTAGAGCCAACAGAAGAGATGTTCACCTCCATGGTGGACTTGGACACGCCCAACATTGAGCAGTACCTGACCCCCGAGGCACAGGCGACCCTAGAGGCGCAGCAGCGGGTTGAGCGTGCGTTGTCCGGCCTTGGCGAACAGGCCATCGGGCGCGTGCAAAATGTTTACGGCACGGATTTCACCCCGCAGGGGCTTCCGGCACAGCAGTTCCAATTTGGCGGCTACGGCAACCTGCCGACCGCTCCCGAGTTGCAGGGCCGCGCACGCTCTGATGTGTCGGCGCTGCCGGTTAACTTTGGCCCCACGGCAGGACAGTACGGAATGGCTGCGGGTGGCCCACAAGGGCTGAACTTGCAGGGCTTGGACACAAGCGGCATTAGCGGCGTGCAGACCGGCGCAGGCCAGTTTGGCACGGCGCAGGGTGGCCCCGCTGCCCCGACACTTCAGGGGCAGTTGGACACCTCGCAACTTGCCGCAATGCCGGTTGGCGCTGGTATGACGGCGCAGCAAGCCATCATGTCGCGCCTCGACCCGCAGTTGCAGCGTCAACGGGCGCAGTTGGAAACCCAACTTGCCAATCAGGGTTTGGTGCGTGGTGGCGAGGCGTTTAACGCCGCCATTGCCGAGCAGCAGCAGCAGGAAAACGACCTCCGAACGCAGGCCGCGCTACAGGGCATTAGCCTTGATATGGCGGCTCGTCAGCAGGGGCTAGGCGAGGCACAGGCTCTAGGCGGCTTTGCCAACCAAGCGGCTCTGGCGGGGTTTGGCGCGGGTCAGCAGGCCACGGGCGCACAAAACGCTGCAATTGCCCAAAACGCTCAACTGGCGCTCCAATCGGGTCAGTTTGCCAACCAAGCGCAGGCGCAGCAGTTCGCGCAGCGGCTTGCGGCGGGTGAGTTTGGTCGAGACGCGCAGATGGCATCCTTCCAGACGGGACAGGCGGCGCAGGAAGCCGTTAACCGTGCCATCGCGCAAAACTTCCAACAGGGCTTGGGCGCGGCGGGTGCGTACAACGCTGCTGCCGGTCAGCAGTTTGGGCAGGAGATGGACATTGCTGGGCTGTATAACGCCTCGCTTGCCCAGAACCAACAGGCGGCATTGCAGCAGGCGCAGGCTCAAGCGGCGCTCCAAGCACAGGGCTTCAACCAAGCGCAGGCGGCGGCAAACTTCCAGAACGCCCAGCGTCAAGCGGCGTTGCAAGAGCAGTTGGCGCTTCGGGCGCTCCCGCTTAACGAGGTTGCAGCCATTATGGGCGGCGCACAGGTGCAATTGCCGCAATTTCAGTCGTATCAAGGCGCGGAAGTTGACGCGGCTCCCGTCTTTAACGCACAACAGGCAGCGGGCAACTTTGCGCAACAGAACTACGGCAACCAAGTTTCTGCATATAACGCCAAGATGGGTATGTATGGACAGTTAGGCGGTGCTGTAGGGGCGGCAGCAGGTGGCGGAGCATTTAAATCTGACCGCCGCCTAAAATCCAACATTGTGCGCGTCGGCACTCACCCGCTCGGCATCGGCATTTATGAGTATGACATTTTTGACCGGCGAGAACGCGGCGTAATGGCTGATGAGGTTGAGCAGGTCAAACCCGAGGCTGTGGCTATAGACCCAGCAGACGGTTATAAGATGGTTTACTACGGGATGCTGCAATGAGAACCCCATACCAGACCTTTAACGCTCCCCCCATGATGAACGGTGGTCGCGGTCAGCGCATGGCGCGTATGCTCCAGATGCAGGGTCAAAGCCAGCAGGTGAGCAACAACGCAGGGGCGCAGAGTGATATGCAGTATTCGCCCCCGCAAAACGCTGCGGATATCAACCGTGCGCCGCGTCAGTTTTTGCGGCAGTACCCGAAGATGCCGAAGTCGCCGGGGATGACCAACCCGCAGGGTGGCCCTGACCGGGGAGGATTCGAGAATGGCTGACGAACGCTACAAAACAGTCTCGATGTTTGCGCTCCCAGACGAGTACCAGCGGCAAGCCTCCGAGGCACGCCGTCGTCGCCGTATGGCAGAGATGTTGGCGCAGCAGGCATACCAGCCGGGGGACATTCAGAACGCCCCCATTCCTCGCGGAGCGCCTCTGGTACAGGGTCTGCAAGCGTTCCTCGCCGCCCGTGCTGCCCGTAAGGCAGATGAGGCTGAAGAAGGCGCAATGAAGGCGCAAACCCGTGAGGCACGGGATTTCCTCCGTGCGTTGACCGAGCCTGCCAAAACGATGACGATTGGCGAAGCCGCAATGCAAGACATTGCACAAGCGGGAACGCCGGAACTGGTAGACGGTCGGTTGGAATACCGCAAGACCGCTATGCCTGCCCCGACTCCCGAAATGGTTCCGCAAGCAGGCCCACAGGTGCGCTTGGGGCGCAGACCGGAAGATGACCAAGTGTATATGCCAACCGCAACGGGTCGAGAAACTGACCCGCAACGCATGGCTGCAATGCTTGCCAATCCTCAATACAAGGCTGAATTTACGCCCGAACAAAAGCGTGCGCTTGCCCTTGAGGGCGTGCTGACCAGTCAGAACCCGCTTGTGCAGAAAATCGGGCAGATGCAGTACGCGGCGATGCAGCCGAAGCAACTTGAGGTTGGCGCAATTGACCCGGGCGATTACACGCCGGAAAGTTTTACGAATTATCTAAACACAGGCAACTTTGGCGTGTTGAAGCCGCGAGAACAACCAATCGCTGCTCCTAAAACCGCCGCGCAAGACACATTGCAATGGAATCCTAAAACGCAACAATGGGAAGATATACCCGGAGCAGTTTCTCGCATAAGAGACATTGCTGAAGCAAGGCGCATCGTAGTCAACACAGGCGGCGGCGCTAGTAACGAACCATTGGAAAGAGTTGAGGGGCCGGATGGAAAACCAGTCCTTGTAAGACGTTCTGAAGCGGTTGGTAAAACGCCAGCATCAGCACCAAGTGAAAAACCAAAAATGCCGGGAAGTGTTGCAACCAATATTGCAGCACTTCAAACCAAATCAAAACAATTTGCCGCAGGTGTTCAAAGGGCTAATTATTTCCGCAATCTTATTGAAAACGATAATTTGCCATTAAATATTTCATCTGGCATTCAATATTCTATACAACGAGCAACAGACCCAGAAGGAATTGCAAGAGATTCAAAAGGCAACAAACCTCCTTATGTTCTGTATTCAGAACTCAACAGATTTGTCACGGAACAAGTCAATACAATTTTGCAACTTGCAAAAGGAACGCAAACGGAAGGCGATGCTCTTCGCGCTCAAAAACAAATTCTTGATAATCCAAACAACAAAGCGATTGTTTTGTCTGCTCTTGAAGATTTGCAACGCAGTTTTACCAATGCTCAACAATTTGCAAATGAAGAAGCAGAGTTTTTGTTAAATAGATATGAAGGTTCAGATAAAGTTGAAGAGGTTGACTACTAATGCCGTACACAATTCGCACAAAAGACGGCATTGAAATCCCCAATGTTCCAGACAATGTTGACAAAAACTCACCACAAGCCAGAGCGTTAGTACAGGCTGAACGGGCAAAGAGAGCGTCTGCTGTATCTGTTAAAGAACCTGTTGAAACGCCTGTTGAGCAATCACAAGAAAACGGGTTCATGCGTGGAATTGGTCTTGTTACCCGTGCCGTGGCTCCGTATGCAGCCGCAGGTGGCGCAGGTGCTTTAGCGGGTTTGCCTTTTGCTGGCGTAGGCGCTATCCCCGGCGCTGTTGCTGGTGTAGGCGCTTACGGTTTTAGTCAACTTGCTGACCTGCTTGCAACCGGCGGCAAGGGACAAGAAGCCGTAGAGCGTGGTTTAACGGCTATTGGTTTGCCAGAGCCGCAGACAGGCCCGGAGCGCGTTGGAGTTGCTGGTATCCGTGGTGTTATTGGCGCTGGCGGCACGGCAGCACAAGCGTTAAGAAGCGCAGAAAACATGAGACTTGCGCGATTGCTGCAACGTGAACCGCAGCCTGCAAGCGTAACTGAAAATGTGTTGCGCGCTACTGGTGCGGGGCCGGGAACGCAAGCCATTGCAGGCGGTACAGGCGCAGCAACGGCACAGACAGCGCGTGAAGTTGGGTTGCCCGAGCCTGTAGCAATAGCCGCTGGTGTTGTTGGCGGCGCTTCTCCGTATATGTCTGTAGGTGGTGCACAGCGTACCGCTCAAAATGTAATTACCTCTGCACGCAATACGGCAACAGCATTGCAAAATAGGGTTTCACCGCCGCAACCCCAACGCCCCCGTACTACGCCTACTGCACCTACCGCTCCAATGCCGCCAAACGAAATACGGCGCGGCAATGTTCAGCGATTGGAGAACGAAGGTATACCAATTTCGCCGGGACAGCGGTCGGGTGCGCCGTTGACTCAAACGATGGAAAGCACAATGGCTTATCTGCCGGGGTCAACTGTGCAGACTGCTAGGTTTCAAGATTTGCAGCAACGCGCATATACAAGAGCATTGTTGCGCCGCGCTGGTATTAATAGCGATGTTGCTTCGCAAGAAGTGCTGCGCGAAGGAAGAAATCGTTTTAACCAAGCATATGATTACCTAGAACAGAACACTAGGTTGATGGGTGGAAGTGAACCGTTGTTCAACCGATTGGCGCAAGTTGAAAGTCAATATGGTCAAGGGTTCAGCGACCAGATGAAGCGCACTTTTCGAACAATGCGCGATGATTTGCTTAATTGGGCAGCAGGCACGCCTCGTCCGGGTCAAACTTACCAACGGATGCAAGAGGAATTAAGCAGCGAAATAAGCAAGGCTGGTCGTAGTGATGCCCCCGGTTCAGAGCGGTATCAACAAGCGTTGCTTGGTTTGCGTAGAGGGTTGACAGATTTGATGGAAGAAAACACGCCGCCCGAAATTGCACAGCAATGGCGGCAAGTTAACCGTGAATACGCTATCTTCAAAACAATTGAAGAAGCAATGCTTGACCCTGCCCAAAAAACAATTAACTCTGGGTTTATTAACCCTAGAGTCATTGCGCGAGAACAAAAATCGCAGTTGCCGGATGAATGGACAAGAGGCGACCCGGATGTAGACAGTTTTACTAATTTGGTCAAAGCGGGCGATGGCATTATTCCTGACCCTATTCCCAACAGCGGCACGGCGCAACGGATGTTCGCGCAAGATTTGCTTACGGGCGGTCGAGAAATGTTTGGTTTAGGCGGCGGCGACCCATTGCAACGTATATCGCAAGCCGCAAGAGGCGGAATTGGCACAGCAGCAAGCGTTACCGTTGTTGACCCCATAACGGGATTGTTGGTTCCAAACCTTGTTTCTCGCGCTTTTTATCGTCAACCGCAACAACGCGGGCCTATAGCAATTCCTGCCGCAGTAGAATCAACAAAACAAAGGCAAAAATCGCGTAGAGAGCGGTTGGCTGAAATGATGCAAAGGAGCAATTAACATGTCTTTCAATGGCTCGGGTACATTCCTTATCAACACGGCAGGCCAGCCTGTAGTCGCTGGCACCGTCATCTCGTCCACGGCGTTTAACGCCCTGACGGCTGACCTTGCTACCGGCCTCTCGACCG